TATGCGAACCTTCGTATTGGGGTGTCAGGGCCAGTGGAGGCTGCTTTTCAACAGGCAGACAGGCATTATCGACCTCTGGCCATCTCGGGATCAAAACCATGAACCGTGTACCAGGTACTGAAAACTAACGCTGGACTGTGGGTTCGTTAACCCTGATGCCATGGTCATAAGACTGATTATGCGTGCCTGCATCCAGCTGGAATTTTCGCAGAGGTGAAAGTCATCGACATGAGTTACCTTGGGTAAATCGAACGACAATAAATATGAGTCAGATATGAACAAACCTAAATATCACCACTACGTTTCAGCTGGATACTTGAGGATGTTCGCAAAGAAATCAGGCAGCAAGGACTTAGTACATTGCGTCAATATCCATACAAAAGAAGCAGGCCCTGAAAGCGTGAGAGATGTTGCAGGAGAAGATTATTTTTTTCTCTTAGATGATCATTCAGACCCATACGCACTCGAAAATGACTATGCGACACAGGTCGAGAATCCAGGTATTCGTGCGCTCAGACACGTTTGTGAATTGCGTGATTTTTCAAATATCGTTGAGCGAAAAGCTGTCCTGCTGCTTCTTTCGCTTTTTGCAGCTAGAAATCCACGCGATAGAAAAGATTTAGAGGAAAACGTTCAGCCTCTCAACAAGGTACTGACTATCTCAGCACTGGGTCAGGAAGGCTCGAAATCGCTGGAGGCCGCTGCTGCGCTAGAAATGAATACAACTAAGCATTCTCTACTGGAGTTAAAGGTTATTAGTGATATTTATCAGTGCTTATTTGATAGAAAATGGGTTTTTCTGCAAGCTAGCGATGAATCCGGCGGGTTCATTACCTCAGATTATCCCGTAACTCTCATAGCGCACTCGTCTAGAACTGAGGATGAATGCGGATTAGGGTTTGCGTTAAAGGATGTGGCCGTTTTTATTCCTTTGAGCCGAAACATTGCAATTCTAGGTAACTACGATGGGAAAGAAGAAATAAAAATATTAGATAGAAGAACTGTTGCTGTCTTCAATCGCGAAGTCATACTTAATGCGCCTAAAGAAGTCTATTCTTATAGTAACGAATTCGAGTTTTTGGGCTCCCAGGGCACTATATTAACTGGCGTAGACTTACCACGCGTTCTTCAGGCGCTCACCCAGACGTGATTATCGTGGACTAAAACTGGGTGAATGAGAGCTAAATCCTGCTATTATCGGTCTTTTTAAGATGATTCAGTTATAACTATACTAAATGTCTGTTTAGTTGAGTTATAACAAATCAGCGTTCAACCAGTCTCGGTGTCAGAAAAAGAACAAGCTCAGTGCTGGTAGAAACCGTGGACTTGCTAGTGAAAAGCCACTTGAAGCCAGGGATTTTACCAAAGAAAGGAACGCTCTTAGTCACGGTGCTTTCAACGTCCGAGTAAACACCACCCAAGGCAACAGTCTGACCGAACCCGGAAAAAACACGCGACGTTAGGGACGTTGTCTTTATAGGTGGCACCCCATTCATTACATTCGAATAATCCGGCTCATTCTTCGACAGAATGACATCAAGCAAAACACCCTTCTCGTTCACTAAAGGTGTGACGTCCAAAGACAGAGCAGCTTCTTTAAAAGAAATCGACGTTGAGCCCTCACCGGCAGATTGCTGGTAAGGAACCTGAGAGCCTTTTACGATCTTGGCCTGATGCCGGTCAGACGTATAAACCCGAGGACTGGAGATCACCCTGCCCTTACCAAGCTGCTCCATAGCACTCAATGTTGCATCAAGACTCACTGCCCTTGAAACAATGCCGACACCTGCGACAGCAGCAGATGAGAGCCCTAAAGGGACAGAACCCACAACAGTTCCAGCACCACTACCGATAGAACCGCCCCACTCCACTCCTAGGTTTTTAGAATAGGAACGATCTACTTCAACTATCCGAGCCTCGATCATGACTTGCTTGCGCGAGTAATCGACAGCGGCAATCAGAGTTTTAAGCTGAGCTAAACGCGCCTTACTCATTCTGGCAACGATGATCGAAGAACCATCCTCAAAAGACAGAGTCTCACCAGAATCGAGAGGAAACGCTTTTATTGCATCCGACGCCAAAATGTTATGCACCTTGAGGATCGAAATATCAAAGGAATTGACGGCAAAAGACGCGCCGGTGTGTATTTTCTGATCTTGACCAGGTGCATAAGCATTTGCTGAATATGAATCACCCGGACGAGGATAAGCACTAACACGTAGAAAACTACCTTCGACTGTATATAAAAGCCCCTTAAGAGACGTCACATATTCAATTGCCTCATCCCAGCTCACATCCTTCATTCGCATAGAAAGTGAACCACGGATGTTCTCATCTAAAACAAGATTCAAACCGCGATAATCGGCCAAAAGTTGTAGTGCTGACGAAACCTGAATGGTCTGAAAATCAAAAGTCAGTTGTTGGGGAGCGGTTTCTGCTTGGGCAAAGGATACAAAGAAAAATACGAATGCAGCAACGTAGAGGCGGCACAGGGACTTAAGGGTATTCATGACATGAGTTCCAGGACACTGGTTGATTAATCGGGATCGGTCTTAGCGCTACGCTAAAGACCACCCCCAATTAACCCACCTGTAATTGGGTTAGGTTTTTTCAATGACCAATTAGTAATCTTGAAGCCGTCAACCAAACAATAAGCCTCGGTAAAGTCCGGAAAATATCGGCAATGAGAAAAAGAAACGTACCGTGTATTTCCGTTGTTATCAGCTATTAGGGCAAGAGCCTCAGAAACCACCTTTGACGATGGGTCGGGCTTTGACGGATGAATAAAGCCGACAAGACGCCAAGTGGTTGAGATTGGAGACTCCGGTGATTTAATAGGTTTCTTGGACTTCGCCGTTGAAGTGAAAGGTTCAGCCACACCAGGAGAATCCGAAGAGAAGAAACGTTTGACACCGTAGATACCTAAACCAATGAACAGGACAAAAGCACTCACCGTTGCCCAAAGTCCAAATGAACGCAAGATACTTGCACGACTATCAGCAGCAGATTCATCACCTACTGCACCAGAACTAGACTGAGTAGCCGACTTGTAAAATACAAATACAGATGGCTTAAAGGTGCCAGCAGTAGTCCTGACGAGCTTAGACTTTGATGGAGCATCACCAGTAACAGCACCATTATAAATATCAACCTTATACGCTTTCTTACTTAACTTCCTAATCCGGTAAGTTGTTTCAATAAGGAGACGAACCCATGAGGAAATCTGAGCTAAATCCTGGGTAACCAGGACGACGCGCATAGAGTTATTTTTATCGTCAACACGGTGCCTATGCTCAGCCAACAACGATTTATCAATGAAGTTAGCATGGCTTACATTCTGGCCTGCGGGCCAGCGTCTCCAGCATTCATCGATGATTGCAACACAGCCTGCCGGAAACAACTCGGACAAATCCGGATGCTCATACCAATCAGCCGGTAGTTGAGTGATTTTTCCGCCAAAAGTAGCCAGTAAATCGTCAACAGACAAAGGAATATTAGTAACAACGTGCCTATCTTGCTTGAGCGACGGAATAACCACATGCTCAGTAACACCGTAGGTCTTCCCTGCTCCTGGTTTGCCCACATAACCGTGAATAGCCATAAATCACCCAATAAACGGAATGCGACGAACAAGGAAGCGCAGAAGATAGGCACTCGTAACAACACTAATACCAAATGGAACTTGCATAATGTTCAAAAAGTACCAAACAGACGGATCAATTGCAGAAAATAGCTGTGCAGCACTTTGGATAACCCCAACAATGAAGCTAGTACTAATCAAATCAAGAAGAGCCTGATACAGCCAGTCTGCGACCGCGACTGGAATCTCAGCGATAAATTGTAAGACCTCTTGCAGTATAGATAAGAGCCAATTACCAAACGCAGACATAAATCACCTCAGAACTTTGGTGGCTAAAATCAAGCGGACAGAAAGACACGCAGTGCAAGGAGGCACCAAGCAGCCAAGAATACAGCACTTAGAACAGGCGAAATTGAAGCGAATAAAGCACAGTGCGCATCGAAGCTGACGATAGTTCCTAAAATGGCTATATCAGCAGTAGGACATACACCACCAGAATTTGCAGAGGCAATATTTTCTTTAAACTCCGTCATGGCTTGACCAAAACCAGAGTCATTAAGGTCTACTTGCATACCATGAACAAAAGCCTTGTAGTGGATAGCGTTGACCTCACTATCAAGAACGACATCAGCGTTTAACTGCCCGGGATTAGTGAAAGAGAGCTCACCGTCAAAACCGGAATCGCCATTCCCACCGTTATTATCACCGCCTGTATTTCCTCCATCCCCAGGGTCAGGAGGGGTGCCATCGTCGCCGCCGTCGCCAGGATCAACAACGGGGTTGAGAGGATCTCCAACGGCTGGGGAGGTATATCCGGAGTCAGCACCGCATGAAGGACTCGAGGTATTAAGACCCACGACGAAGTTACAAAAACCAGTGCTAGTAGAGCCAGAAGCAAAGTAGCAGTTGGTACTAGTAACTGAGCTAGCCAAGTAAGAGCATGAATCATGACAAATGTCAGAAGTAACAGAATCTTCTTTCCAAGAGACAAAGGATTTCCCTGCTGACTTAATAATAGGAGAATTTGGCCCGCGAGACTCAACGGTATCAGGGCAATTTAGTTCTGCCTCCTTGGCGATGCTGACTGTATTGGACATTGCAGTGCCGTAGAACGTCCAAGAATAGCTACAACTAGCGGCCGTATCACTAAGAATAGAACAGACCCCGGCTTGATAGTTGACACGATTAGCATTCGTCTTGAACTGATCAGCAGCCTTGGAGTAAGCCGTAATGAAACTCTCAGGTGATGATTTAGTTCCAGCGGAGGCACACTCTTTAGGTGTGGCTGACATATAGGATTGGCTGCACTTCCAGCCTGCAGAAGCTTTGGAGGAAAAGACAGCTAAAAACAAAAGAGGTAGTAGGTAAATAGCCTTCATATCACCACCCCGAAAAGACAGCGAACGAACAACTAGAACCAATGACGAACATGGCAAAGTAATAGAGCTGATCCATGTAGCGGCCTCAGAGTTTGATAAAAAAAGGGCGCCCGAAGACGCCCAGGTCACGCAGAGAGTGTGATTTATCCGCGAAGGAAACCAAGTACGATCTTCGCGCCTTTAATACCGGCATAAACACCGGCGAGAATACCGGCCACAGCCAGTACACCCACGGAAATGGTGCTAAAGTCGATCGAGGAAGTCAGCCCAGTGTAATCCCAGGCTGCTGCACCTTCAGCAGCGAAAACAGATGGAGCAGATACAGTAACGGCAACAGTAGAAATAGCTACAGCAAGCGACTTTTTGAACATGGGTAATCCTCAGGATTGTTTTATGAAGTTTAAAATTGTCCGAATGCCCATAGACCCGACCATGAAGAACGCGACTAAGGTGAATCCGGCCCCAAATGCTTGAGCCAAAACCGTTGGATCAAGCTGAGACGGATCAAAAGGAGGTAAGTTACTGACAACCTCCCATGATGAAGAGCAGACCGGAATACCACCCTCAGTTGAAATGTCGGATGGACAATAGAGGGTGCCAGACATTACGCAGGCTTTTGAGTTGTAGAAGCAGCAGGAGCGCCGGAATTCACACGGCGGCCTTGGCGAGGATCAACTTCAAAAATAAGGCGATCATCACGTACTTGCGCAATTACATCACACTCATACTTTCCAGGCTGAGGAACCTGCTGAGGAGTCTCGGCGTAGAAAGTACATTTCTGCGGGTATGGAATATTTGGCAAATGAGCATACGCTTCAAACATGCAATATGGTTTGCCCGACTTCGCAGCTGTACCGCTACGGTGATTACCAGTTACTTCTACCACAATAGTATTAGACATGATGATGCCCTTATCTCAATGTTGGAAAGCCAGGAGCGGTGCCGGGCTTACGGTATGCCCAACTGGGCGCAATGGCTTCAGGGTTACGCCTGAAGGTTTTGAATTTTCGTGCAGCACGTTGACGGGTTACTTCTTGCTGAGCCAATGCAGATAAAAACAAGCGCATAAGACTATTAATCCCAGCACGTTCATCACATTGAGGATTGTTGAGAGCATTTAGAAATTCCATTTCAACTGCAAAGCGTAGATTTTGATAAGCAACCCTATCCATCAAAAACCCATCCATTCGGCGATACAGGTTGTTCCTATTTCTTGACGGTCAACAAACCAAATGCGTTCGGGTTTAACGCCCTGCTCTTTTCGAGCCTCGACAACCCTAAGCGTCTGTTCGACCTGTTGAGCAAGAACAGGATTAATAAAAGAATTCTGTACACGTTGTTGCTCAGCCAAACGGCGTTTCTGACCACTTGTAAGTTGAGCGCCTTGAAAACTGACAGTTCTCACGCTGCAACCTGATGCAGATGATTAGGGCGCTGATACCAAGTTGGCACAGCCAAGGGACTTTTCGTTACTTCTCGACACTGGCGGACAAATACCGGTGCAAAACGACTGGTATCACAGGCGTTACGAATGTTGATACCGATTTTGTTAAGACGAGCAGCATGAGTTTCAAAAGCACGCTGAGACAAACCGTGATGATGGCCACTCATCCAAAGTATGGCGTAAGAGGAAGTAGCATTAGCAGAAGCCCTGCCCTTACAAATACCATGTTCAATTAGTTTGTCAGCAATACTCTGAAGGTCCATTGCAGTCACCTTTAACTTTTCATCTATTTTTAGAAACTCACTGTGGAGTTCGGCTAAACGCCTTTCATCGAATAAGCCCCAATAGCAAAGGGCCTCACGCTGTAAATATTCGCTCTTAAGCTCTTGTTCCATGCGAACCACGCCTTCTTGTGCGCAGTAATTTTTAACTCGCTGAACGTATTTGAATTCTTCTGATCCCTCACCAAAGGCCCGTTTAATCTTTGGAAGGCAGTTCTGATCCATTTCAAAAGCCTTGTCATATGCCTTTCGATATTGGAGGCGTCCGCCTTTGCCATTTCCTTTGGACGTCCAAGCAACAGTGCGACCATTGGGATACAGAAAACCGATGGAGTGTCCGATTCGCTGGCTAGAAACACCGCGCAAATAGGCAAGAACATTGCCCTCCCCCAATGAAACATTGGTGGTCAGATCTATCCGTTCAATCTTTGCCCCATCGGCGATACGGTCGCCGGATTTGGCTCCTGACTCACCTTGGCGAATATCAATGCGAGTGCAGCGGGTAAAACCTGGGAGACCGTATTCACGTAAAAGTGCGTTGTATACCGAGACGCATTGCTCGATAGAGGTGAAACCGAACAAGTTGTCGAGCCGCCCTACCCGGCTGGGATTTCCTTCAACGCGGATCTTGCGACCCTGAACGTGAATCGTGACCGAAGTCGAAAAACTAGCCTCATGCTTGAAACGCGGCTGACGAGTGCTAAGGACTTCGTTTGTATTGGCATCAATCGTCAGGGTAAACACGTCGCACACGACTGGTAGGTCATGGTCGTGCTCCTGCGATACGGTTAGCCAGTCTATGAACATCCGAGAGCCTTACTAACAAGTCTGAAGCGGTTAACTGCATCCAAAAGGACGGTATTCCGCAATCATAGGCGGTCTTCCGTTTGAGTCAAGAGAAAAAGAACGGCTTTTAGCTGATACTTGCTCTATAGAAACGGTAAACCGCATTCGGAGACGCAAAATGGGCATCGGCACCAGGATCAGGCAAGAGCGGCTCAAGCAAGGTCTTGAACTGAAGGAGCTAGCAAAATTGAGTGGTATCCCGGAGCGGACGCTTGCAGACATCGAGCGTGAGGTTTCGAGCCCTCGAGCAGAAAACCTGAAAAAGGTGATTATCTCGTTGGGCTGTTCAGCTGATCAGATTATGTTCGACGACGACGAGCTCACCGAAGACGGGGACCTGGCCTTACTCGTGCGCGAATTAGGGAAAACTGAAGAAGAAACCCGACAGACAGTTAAGCGAGTAATCCGAGCAATGCTGGTTCAGGAGCGCGTCTTTGAGCTAGAGAAAATTCGCAACTTCGACGAGGCTCACAGAGAAGAAAACAAGCAGCGGCAGAACCTTGCCATGCCATTGAAGCGCTACGGAAAAACGAGTAAGTGAAGTCGGAAACCGAAGAAGTCTTCGGTAAAGTGGGGGTGTAACAGCACCCCCACTCTCATCAGCCAGGAAACAGCAGCTTATGAAATCTGAAGCGGAGCGGAAACGTAGGGACGAGGCAATTGCCCTTGTAAAGCTGCTGGCAATCAGCTCTCAAGAATATGTCCAAGGAAAGCACTGCTCCACAGATGAACTGAAAGCTCGCCTAAATAGAAAATTCGCCAATAAATAATGCGTTAACCTCGCAGGATGCACAGCCGAAACGGCTGATGAAAGCGCTGAAAGCTCATCGAAGGAAGTAAACATGGCATCACCTCAAAAACAGGCTAAGCGTGCTAAGCGCGCCAAAACAAAAGCCAAGCAGGCTCGGACGGTTCGCAACAGCACACCCACGGGGGTGTCTCTGGACTCGGACCTAATGAATGACCTAGCGCTGGGGATGGCCGACATGCTTCCACGGCTGGCAGAAGCTGAAGCCATTAGCCAAGTCGAAATGCTCACCACTTTGATCCGTGAAACGGGCATGTCCGAAGCGAAATCGTTAGACGACGAAATTGATACACAGATCCTGATTCTCAAGGTCTATGGGCAGAAGATCGAAGGAAGGTCAGCAGACTGGATGGAACACGCTAAATTCCTAGAAGCCTATGCAGAGGCTGCACGCAGGCTCGATCGAGAAGAACTCATTCAAGCATGGAATGACGCTCACGACTTTTAATAGCCGATCGCTAGAAAATCGGACCTGCCGGGACCTGACCTACGATGGCAGCAAATCATCACGGGACCGTGCAAGCTACGCAACAGACTAGGTATAAAGCTTTGAGTAAATCAGGGCGCGAAGTGACAACACTGCGACTACAGGCAATTTGAACGCGATAAAAAACCCCAGGGCTTTCACCAGTGCTGGGGTTTTTCTTTATGCGATAAACTGGCCGGCTTTGCCGGGTATCGGCGCGCTTGCTACAACGCACAAACGGAGATATTCGAAGCGCCTAATGCCCTGCGGGCAGGTCGAGGTAAATCAATATTTCAGGCTTGTAGGAAGTAACTTAGTGGCCTGCAGGGACTTTTCAGTAAAAACTGCATTTTCGAACACGTAACCTTCACTGCTCGAAGCGGTTTGAACATAACCGTTGGAGACAAGCCAGGAAACGGTGTGAAAGAAAAACTTGTGCTCAGTGATACTGCCTGATTCAACCCAATGCCCATTAACAAGCTCGCCACTAGGCTCGTGGCTGAGACCCAGATCTTGAGCATCGAGTTGGACTGGCAGAGGAAAGCTATGACACAACTTCATAAAAACAGCCTTAACAACACGATCAAAATTTTTGCTATTTGCTAAATTCATTTGAAAACTCCTGTGCCGAAAATGGCAAATAAGTATAGCAATCTGCCACGCATAATGGACGTTATGGCTAAATTCAGCGCCGGAGCTTCGCTATTATTCCGGCGCTAAATTCGTCGATCCTGACGGCATAGCTACCATAACGTCATCGATATTATGCG